TCTAGTAGTTGCTGCCGCGGACGGTCAGCTCGAACGTGAAGTAGACCCGCTCGTGCGAATCGACGGCGTCGGCGGCGTCGATCACCTCGTACGGGCCAGCACCACCGGTAGCGGCGACGACGGGCTCGCCGTTCGCGGAGGAACGGAACGCGGCCTGCAGCAGCCGGCCAGCGTCGAGCGCGGCCCTGAGGGTCGGCGCGTGCACGTTCACGCCCCACCGCTCCGTCTTCAACGTGCCACGCTCAGGGCCGGAATCGTTGCGGTACTGGACGTAAGTGACGCCCTTCACGAGCGTCGCGGGACGCTTCGACACATGCTTCACCGACGCCGACTCAGGCATCGCAGCACGCCCCGTCGCGAACACGAACGGGAGCGTGTCAGGGAAGATCACCTTGCGGGGCTGCATCACGCCTCCCCTTTGCAACTGAACGCGAGGTGGTCGCGCTCTGTCGCCACGATGACGCTCAAGCGGTCGCCCGGCTCGACCGGAGCCAGAGTTTGCGCGCACTTACCGCACTCGACTACCAGAACCCCATCGCGCTCCCGGAAGTGCGACTGCATCACGCCTCCCCAAGCGCGCGAGCAAGAGTGCCGCGCTTCGCCTCAACCGCCATACCGAACGCCGGCGACGCGCCCACACGCACCGACACACGACCAGCACGGCCAGACGAACGATGCACCGTCGTCCTGACCGACGCCGCATAGTCCGGGTTCGGGTCACGACGCGCCGCCGCATCCACCGGCTCCGCATGCCCCTCAAGCACACCCTGCACCTCAGCAGAGTTCAACAGCTCCGACATGCCCGCCCGGTTCATCTTCACCCGCACCCGAGCCATCAGGACCGCCTCACCACAACCTCGACACCCCTTGGGTGCGAGACCGAGTACGGGTTCACCCACACGCCAGGCACGCCATCGACGTGATAGACGTTGCCGCGCACCTCGAGCAGATCCGACGCCAGCACGTCAGCACCGAACGGCAAGTAGACCGTGAAGCCATCCAAGACACGCGCGCCATCCGCGTCGCGATCCTCGTCACTCTTCAACGGCGCGACCGCGCAGTTGTTGACCGTCGTGCGCGACTCGGTCGAAGGCAGCGGGTCGCCGTAGTCGTCCTCGCCGCCACCCACCGAGCGGATCACGACCACCGGCTCACCAAAGCCAGGAGAGCCGACCCTCACAGCGGCCTCCGGTAGAACCGCGACGACGCCGGGATCATGTCGATCGAGAACGCACCGCCCGAGACGCCGCCCGAGAGCTTCGCGACCTCGTCCGCCGTCATCGCCAGCCCACCAGGGCTGTCGCCCCCATACGTCAGCGACTTCGACTCCGAGAACGGGCCAGTGCCCGACGCCTGGTTGACGGTGCGGATGCCCTCAGGGTTGCGGAACACGCGCGACACCATCGCCACGACCACATCGCGAGCACGATCCAGCAGATCAGTCGCGGGCGGGATCAGGTCCGCGTCAGCATCCAGGCGAACCTGAATGTCAGGCACCCGGTACCGAACCTCCCGCTCAGCACGATCGATCCACCGCTGCACCAACGCATCGTCGGTGGGAGCGTCGGGGCCGATCCACGAATCGGTCACGTCCTCAGGCGTAGTCCAAGACATGGATCGGCCCCTCCGCTCACTCGCCCTTGCGCTGAGGCGCGGGCTTCTTCTCCGCCGACTTCTTCGGCTCCGACTTCTCCGGCTTGCCCCACAGCGTCACCAGGGGCGAGCCCTCAACGACGCGGAGCACCGCGCCGCTGTGAGGGTCGGTCACCTCGACACGCTTGCTCATCAGAGCGCCGCGGCACCCGTCAGGCGAGCGAACCGGTCGACATCGCGAGCGATGAAGCCGACCTCGATCTCGCAGATGACCGAGAACATGTTGTCCTGACGGCCGGCGTGCACGAGATCGCCCGCAGCGGTGTAGATCGGGCCGCCGTACTCCTCGTACTTGATCGCCTCGACCTGACCCCACATCGCGGAGTCCCAGTCACCGGCGATGCCGACGACCTCAGCCTCACCCGTCGCAGCGGCCGAGTAGACCGACTTCGACTTGTAGGCCGGACGGCCGAGCAGCGAACCGATCGCGCCGTCCGTCTGAGCGTTGCCGATGAACAGCGGACGCTGGTTGCCGTCCACCGCGCCGAGCGCGAGGATCTCACCCTGCGGGGCGAGCGCCCAGGCGTCCACGTCACCGCCGCCAGCCGCGACCGACGACAGCGCGCCGAGCAGGCCCGTGTACACGTTCGACGCGACGCTCACCTCCGGCGCGTTCGCGAGCGTGTCGAAGTCGCCCGTGGGCGCGCCCTCGCCGTGCAGAACCGCACGGTCGAACGTGCGAGCGATCGCACCCGCCATGCGCGGACGCAGAACGTTGAACAGCGCCGCCTTGTCGCGACGGAACTCGTCCGAGAACGACTCCGTCAGCGCGATCTTGTGCGCGCGCAGCGTCCGCGTGCCGAACGTCGGCGACACGTTGGGCTTCCGCTCAGTCTCACCGACGAACGAAGCGACACCGTCGCCCGTGATAGTCTGGATCGTCTTGCCCTCACCAGGAAGCGGCGTGCGAGGCACCCGCTGCATGATGAACGACTGCTCCTGGGCGTCGGCCCAGATCTCCGATGCGACCTGCGGCGGGAGGTAGATCCCCGCCGTGCCGCGGTTGACATCAACCATGATGGTCTCCTTCTAGAGCTTGTTGAAACGGTCAGACGACCAGTCCGCGAACACGTCCGCGGCCGACTGAGCCTTCGAAGAGGGCGTCTTGCCCTCGTTCGGGATCACCGGCCCAGCGCCGGCACCCCTCCATGCGATAAGCGCATCCGCGAACGCCATCAGGTCTTCCTCCGACGCGCTGGCAGGGCCAGCAATCACGGCGGAAGGGATCCCCTTCGCGCTCGCCACTTCGGCACGAGTCTTCGCAGCAGTCAGCTCGGCAAGCTGGGCTCGCGCCTCAGCCAGCTCCTCCTGCTGCTTCTCCGACTCCGACTTGTCACGGTTCTCGAGCTCCTTGATGCGCGCCGCGAGCTCAGTCCGCTCCTTCTCAGCGGCCTTACGCGCCTCGCGCTCGGACTTGAGAGCGGCGATACCCGCCTCTCCGAGCTGCTCGTCGTCAGCCTTCGCGGCCTCGACGGTCGGCTCGGTCTCTGCCGTGACCTCAGTGGTGTCAGTCATTCGTGCCTCCAGGTGAATGCGGCCTCGCGCCGCGCGATACCCCCGCACATCGCATGCAGGGGAAGAATGTGAGTCGAGCTACTTGCGTCCGGTTTCCGCGCGAATGTTCGCAAGCGTCGCCCGCATGTCGATCGCCCGGTCGCCGCGGAACTCGATGTTCGAGCGGTAGACCTCTTGGTGCTCCTCAGCGACATCGCTCGCCAACGAGTCGCCGACGAAAATCGGCGCGACCCGGCACCTGCAGAAGTCGTGGAAGCGGTCGCCCAGATCCTGATCGCCGCGCGTCTTCACGCCCCGCGCTTGCCCGCCACGCTTACCCGCAGTCGAACCCAGCGCCATCCCCCGACCTTGCACAGCACCAGCTGACGACGCCGAGTTGTACACGGCACCTCGAGAAGCGAGCATCGAACAGAACGCGCAACACCCCGGCTGAGGGATCCGCGCGTACCCGACCCGGATCCGGTCACGCATCACGTTCGTGCGGATCGTGTCCCGGCCAGCATTCGAGATGAGCCGCTGCACCGACCCGGCCAGCAGGGCGAACACCGTCGACTCTGACTTGCCGAACAGCGGAGCCATCGCCCGCCTCGTCATCGCCGCGATCTGCGCCTCGTTCACCGTCGCGCCGGCCACCACAGCGGCCATGCGCGCCCGCTCCGTCTGGTTCCGCAACTCCTCGTACCAGAGCGCCGCGAGATCCGCGGATCCGCCGATGTACGGCTCGATCGCCGCAGGCAAGAGGTCGAGCAGCGCCTCCCGCAACGCGACAGGATCCGACTGATCCAGAGAGTTCAACAGCGCCTCGATGTCCGAGAACGCGAGAACCGTCAGATCATCCACCGCACGCGAGTACGCGGCAACATCTGCCGCGGTCGTCACTGTCGCCTCTCAGCCGCCTCAACAGCGGCCGGCGAAGCCTGCGCCACATTCGCGCGTAGCGCCTCCACCAGAGACCCGACGCGCTGCTGCCGACGCTCCGCCATGAAGCGAGTGATCTGCTCACGAGACAGGCCCGCGAACTCCATCCCCACCTCAGACTCGCCGAAGCCAGGCACCGCCGACGCGAGCTTCGAGAACGCATCCGCGCGAGCAGACGGAGACACGATCGCCGGATCCGTGAACTGCGCCCGAAGACCACGCCACTCATCCGACACGGAACCGTCGCGGATCATGCCCGCGTACCGTGCCGCCTGCACCGCACCGAACCCCCACAGCTCGTTCGCCGTGCGAGCCGCCGTAATCAGCGTCTCCTTCGCCGCGAAGATCGCATCCGCGGACGACGGGTTCGCCGAGTCCGCCATCTTCAACTCGAGATCCTGGTCGTCGGCGAACAGCGACATCCACATCCGCAACTGATCCGTGTGCGGCTGCGGCGACGCGCCGTTGAAACGGTGCAGGTCAGGCTTGTCGCCGCCGTCCTCGACGTCAAGCGCCTTGATGCGGCCCATCAGCGCTGACCACTTGTCGTCGCCAACGAACTGCGTCACATCAGCACCGAACAAGTAGTACTCAGGCGCCGAGTAGAACTCCGCCGACACCTCAGCCCGAACCACCGTCCGCAGCCCCGCGTCAGCGAAGTACATCGACGAGCGCGTGATACGCGAATGCCCCAACGGGCGACGCAGCT